AAGCGAATAGTACGCCAGTGGCGCACCTCCTTCAATTGATTCGATTACTGGCTGGTGAGAGGTAACGCGATGCCGGCCAACGGCCCCAACCTGATCGCATCATGCAAATGCTCAGGCGCGAGGTGGGCATACCTCATCGTCATGTTCAGCGAGGCATGCCCCAAAATCTCCTTCAGCGTCACGATATGGCCACCGCCCATGATGAAGTGAGCTGCGAAGGTGTGGCGCAGGATGTGGCTTGCCTGCCCGCGCGGCGGCTTGATCGAGGTCGAAAGCAGGACCAGCCGAAACACGCCAATGCAGTTGGTGAACGGCCCGTAGGTTTGCCAGTGCTTCTTGATCGCCGCGACCAGCTCCGGCGTTACAGGGACCATCCGCACCCGCTTCGACTTCGTATTGGCGAACACCAACGCATTGACACGAATCCGCTCCGGTCGGAGCGCTTGAGCCTCACCCCACCTTGCCCCGGTCGCCAAGCAGATCCGCGCCACCATCGCCGGATGGGGAGACGTGGTCCGCGCCTGGAGTGCATCGAGCAGCTCGGAGATCTGCGGCTTGGTCAGGTAGGCCAAGGGGCGCTCCTGCAACCGAACCGGACGAATACGGGTGAACGGACAGGGATAGTCGATCACGTCGAGTTTGTGCAGCTCGTTGTAAACCGCTTTCAGGTAGCCGAGGCGATTGTTCGCCGTCTTGCCGGTGACGCCAGCTGACATCCAACGCGCGCGTGTGGCTGCGATCTTCGCGCCATCGACCATGCGAGCTATCGGGTCACCCATCGCCTTGGCACACGCCCGCAGGATCGCCACACGACGAACACCATCGGAAAGCGAGACGCCGTGGAGATCGAACCACAGCTCGACCAGCTCTGACAGCCTGCGCTTGTCCTTTGGCCGCGGTGCCCAGTCGTTGGATTCGCAGCACTTGGCTCGACAGGTCGCCTCGAAGCGCATTGCCTCGGCCTTGGTCTTCAGCGTCTTGCGGAACCGCTTGCCTTTGACCGGCTCAACGTCGACCCGCCAGCGGCCGTCAGAGAGTTGCTGGATCGCCATCAGACCGCTCTGCCCCATCGAACGTGACGCTCTTGAAGCAGGTTCTTGATGTGCTTGTACAGATCACGCTCGCTCATGTCCTTGGCGGCGTAGTGGTCACGAATGACCGGCCAGCATTCCCAATCCTTCAGTCGATCAAATGCGGTTTTAGCGCCCACTCGCTCCCGTGCCAGCAGGCTTACGAAGTTTCCCAGGAACAGCTCCACGTTCTTGCCCGAGAAGCCCCGTGAGGTCTTGTAGTAGCGCTTGTATTCCGTTTCATCGACCAGGGAATCGACCGCCACGTCGACCCGCACGTCATCACGCATCAGCGTCCAGATCGGTTCGTATTGCCCTGGGCGGTGCAGCAACTTGAACTGGCACAACCCGTAGCGCCACAGGCCGTCCAAGTGGGCGGAGAACGCCGCAAACGAATCCGTTTCGATGGCCTCGCCGGTCTTGGCACTGATCGACCCGCTGGCGAACTGCTGGATGATTGAATGGTGGTAGCGCAGCTCGACCCGCCACACGTCCGCCTCAGGGTCGTAGTTATCAGGATCGGCCGGATCGAACGAGTCCCGGCGACGCCAGACGCTTTCCCAGAAGTCGAGCTTATCCGTCGCTCGGGCCTGTTCTGTCTTGTTGTAGATACACAGCTGGACGCCACTGGCTGAGCCGAACATGGACGTTTCGCCCCGACCGTAGACGCTGGACTTGGTCGCCCAGTTGATCTCGTTGATACCCGAGATATCCCGGTGCGTCCGCGCGCGACAGTGCAGGCGTGCCACCAGATCCACCGGAGGCTTCCAGCCCTGGAGATCCAACGCCAGATGGACAGCGCACTGGTTGCGTTCGCGGTGTGTCATTACGGCTGCGGCGTAGTAGTCCATCCGCTCTTGCAAGCGCTCAGGCGACAGCGCGTCGATGGCGTGCGGTGACACTTCGATTTTCAAGTGCGGGCCGATGTTCTCGAGCTTGGCGTTGAAGTTCTTGATCAGCAGGATGAACCCGAGGTCGGCGTTCTGCAGCTTGTACTGGTAGCCCGAGTCCCGCCCTACCCGTCCGGCGTGCCAGAACTCCCCGGCGAACTCGACCATGACGCCTGGTTTCTCGAACAGCGCCATGATTTCCGGGCGGATCAGCCCGCGATACAGCTGGCGGACCGTATCGACGCCGCAACGCAGCAACCGAACGCCCGACAGGTCAGTCAGCTTGGCCGAATGGCTATCGAAGAACAGTCGCCCGGTTGGGGTTCCCTGGAAGTTCAGATCAACACGAATCTGGTCTTTAACGCTCATCTTCTTCTGCTCCAAATTGCAACGAATTGACACTGTTCAGTTGGGTTTATCTGACGTGTTACAGGGACGTCAGCGCGCGCGTTTGCACGCCGGCTCGTGCCTCGCCGCGCGTGCAAAGAGCGCGGAGCGCACGCGCGCTGACGGTCACCACAGGAACTGCCCCTTCTGATACGGCACGACGGTCAGGCTCGCGCCACTTGCCGGTTGCGTTGTGACGGGGCGGGATGCCTGCATTGCCGGAGGCGGGCTGTTCTGGACTTGCTGGGTTCGCTCGCCAGCGGAGCGATCAGGCAGGGTCGGATCGAAGACCCCGTTCTCGACCACGCGCATGCAGAAGGCGAAGTCGGTTTCGACCCGCGTGCTCTGCTGCGTGTAGCACTGGCAGACGGTGGGCGTGCCGTTGACGACGGCATGCGCCATTCGCCCGAACTCGCGGGCATAGGTCGCAGGGTCGGTGCTGGACATGCAGTAGAGCCGGGGAAACGACACGGGCCGCGTCAGCTCGTCGTAGATCGGCGCCGAGGATGGGACCTGTGGCACCCGAGGCACGCGCCGTCCGATGTAGCTGGCGACGCTCTCAGGCGCATCGGTCTTCGTTTCGCCCTCCGGCTTGATGAACGCCCCGACCGTATCCCTTACCTGATCGACCATGCTCCCGGCCGGCGCGCTGCTGGTCGCTTCGAGCGCTGTTTTCTCCGCGTTGTAGCGCTCATAGGCGCGATAAACGAGGATGCCCGCCCCGATCAGCACGCAGATGGCCAGGATGAACTTGGTCGGCACCTTGGCCTGGAAGTGGTGCTTGGCGTTGGTGCTGGTGTAGGCGCCGAAGTAGCGCTTATCCAGGCGCAGTGACTTCTTGTCGGCGTCCTTGAAGCTGGTCTTCAGCTCGACCTTTTCCACCACCACTTCCGACTCGAAGCGCAACAGCTGGGCGGACTTGAAGACGCGCCAGTAGTGAATGTGCGTATTGCACAGCCGCCGCAGGTGCACATCGAGATAGCGCGGGTCCTGGGTGACGAGGTGCACTTCGTGGCCCTGGTGGCGCATGGTCTCGAAGCGGGTGATGTGCTCCGGTGGCCGCGCCCGTGGATCGCGTGAGCCAAACCAGCCCTGCGCTTCGTCCACGACGATGATCGAGTCGTTCGGCAGCTCGAACCACTTTTCGGGATCTTCGAACTCGAACCACTGCGCTTGTAGCTGATCGGGCTTGAGGCCGTTGATGTTGTGGTAGTAGACGACACGGCCTTCGGCGTGGGCCTTCTGGTCGACTTCGCGGATGGTGTTCAGGGTCTTGCCATGGCCGGGCTTGCCGGTGCGGATAACGAGCATGACGGCGCCTCCTTAGGCTTCGATGGAGGTGCCGCCCGGCTTGTGCCAGACCTGATTGCGTTTGCGGTCGGTGGCCTTGTCGATGCCGGCGAGGACGAAGCGCGTGGAGATCGCAGCGAAATACAGGTTCACCACCACATCGAACTTGGCCAGCCCGAGAATCCCCTGGATCACCGGTCCGACATCGCCCATCAGCCCGAACAGGTAGTCCTGCGCCTGGCCAATGATGAGGTTGAAGCCCATGTAGGAGACAAAGCCGAAACCGATCATCTTCAGCACCATCTTCACCAGCGGTCCGACGATGATCACGAGCATCTGGACGATGAATAGAAACTGCATCACTGACCTCCTACGGCGCGGCCCACATACAGGGCGGCAAGAACGGTGGCCACAGCCACGAACAGGCCGCTCAGGTCACTGGCGGCGCGGCAAAGCGGTTCGTAGCTGAGCTGGAAAGTGCGACCGCCGGCCGTGGTCAGGCTGAAACTCTCGGCGGCAGGACAGGCGGACGGGAGAAAGCGGGTGCCCTGGTTGATGAAGGACGGCACGTCGATGACGCCGTTACCTTCATCCAGCTGGAACCGGTCGCCGGTAACAGCGGCCTCGATGGCGGACTGTTGTTTGGGGAAATCGGACATTTCCTCAGCGAGGCAAAGCTGCTCCTTCTGCTGCCGCAGCACCTCGCAATCAATCGGGTCGCCGCTGCAGGAGAACGACGCATCGCAGGAGCCGGCCGAGGCCAAACGCTCCGGGCCTTCTTCACCTTCGTCCTCGCCCTCGCCGTCATCGGGCGTGCAACCGGAGCCGGTACAGGACTTGGTTTCGTCGCCGGGCTTGCCCTCGGCATCCGTCTCGGACGTCGAGGTTTCTTCGGCGGTGGTGGATGTGCAGGGCTTGGCCCCGACGCAGACTGTCTTATCGGTTGTGGTGGTGGTTTCCGTCTTGCTGGAGCCATCCGGGTTGGTGGTCTTGGTGGTTTCCTCCGTCTTAGTGGTGTCTTCGAATCGCGGCGCGGGCTTGCCGGTGGTGCAGTGCAGGTAATCGCCGGCGTTGTCGCAGTTGAGCTGGCCGGGTTCTTTCAGTTGTTCGCTACTGGTGCAATTGCGCGATTGCGAGCCGTCCGCGTTGGTGACCCATTCACCGCACAGATTTTCACTGGTGAAGTGCGGTGTGCTGTCGGCCGGAGGCTTGGAGGGCGGTTGATCGAAGACGCTGCCGGGAGGCGGATTGTTGGTGGTGCATTGCGAGCCGGCGCCCTGGTAAACAACCTGGCAGTAAACGGAGTTCAGGTCCTTGCCGGTGGTGTCTTCCAGGAAGCGGTTGCAGCCTTTGACCGTGGCGGTGCGGTTATAGAGGCAGCCGCTTTCACAGATCGAGGATGGCGGTAGCGAAGGTGGTACGGACGGGTCCAGCGAGCCGGCGTTGTACTCGTGGACGAACTCGCCAGTTGCGGTCGCGCATTGGTCTGGTTCTGGGGAGACGCACTCCCCGGTCTGGGAATTGTACGCAGTGCCAGAAGGACACGAATCGCCATAACGATCTACATAACGGACCGTGCTGCCAGACGTTTTTCCAAGCGAGTCCTCATAGCGATGAATATAACTAAATCGAGAATCAGTGACTCTAGTTATTTCCTCAGCACGGCAATTACGCTGGGAGGAAGTGCAGTGGTAATTTAAAGAAAGAGATTGGGCAGCAGATGCAGGGGAAGAATGCCGAGAGAACTGATAGCCCTGCCAATAATAATCCTCGGCCCACGCCAACTGCCCATAACAAAACGCAATCAGAAGTGCGCATTTAACAATAAACTTCATCCCTACACCCGCCCAAAAAACACGAGATAAAACGCCAGGGTGGTGAGGATCAGGACGTACAGTTCGTAGCTCATTGGCGTTTCCCTGGAAGAGAAAACCCCGCCGGAGCGGGGTTTGTTTGCTTCGGCACATGCAGTGCGCAAAACCCCGGTTACAGGGCGCGGCGCATGTACTTGAACGCCATCGCGGCGATGATCACGGCGAACACCGCCCAGCCGATGGTGCCGACGTCGGTGCCCGCGGTATCCAGCGCCGCGGTAGCTTCGGTCGGGACAGCCGCATAGACGGAGCCGGCCAGGGTGGAGAGCGCGGCAGCAGCGCCAACGCCGATTTTCTTGATGAAGTGCTTGTTCAGTTGCATGGGTGATACCTCACTGTTTCAGGGCTTTTTTCAGGACCAGGAAGCCGAACACGGTGGCGAACAGCACAATCGCCTCGCCTTGCAGCTCGGAGACTTGGTCCCAGGTCAGTGCAGAGCCGTAGAGGCTTTGCATTTCCTCGACCGTGAGGGCGACCAGCGAGCCGGAGCAGATGGGCGAACCATCGGCGCCTTGCAGCCAGTCACCGTCACAGGCGAGGAAATTCATTCGCCGGCCTCGAGGTCGGCGGTTTGTTCGGAGGGTTCGCAGTCAGGGCAGACGGCGAAATGGGGCGGCAGGCTGAGGTCGGGCAGCAGGTCGCTTTGCGGCGCGGGCAGCGCCATGAGCTTGCCCATGTCGTTTCCGCAGCAGTCGCAGTACACCCGGTCATCGATCAGCATGGCCGCCCCTCCCGGTTAGTTGGCCTTGGCCGGGTCGCCGGCTTTGGCCTGGGGTTGAGCTGGGGTGCGCGGGGTTTCGGCAGCGGCGCGGGTCTGGACGGCTTCGAGCTGGAGCGCCAGATTCTTGCCTTTGTTCTGGCCACCACGGGCAATCTCGAAGTGGATGCGCACCAGTTGCAGAGGCTCGAACTGCGCGCCGGCTGCGAAGATTTCGTCGGCTACTTCGTCCGCTGCTGCCATGCCGATAATCGACAGGCCGTGTTCGGTCTTGCCGTCCGGCTCATCGCCGTAGAAGACCTTGATGTACTTCTGGCCCGCTTCACCGTCGAAGCGTTGAGTGCCGAGAAATGCAACTTCCATAGTCGAACGTGCCATCTTGTGTTTCCTCTCTCTAGTTGCGCTTTATTGCGCTGCTTTGCTTTCTGCAGGCCGAGCGATCCCGAACGAGTGAAAAAGCAATTTCACTGCGACCGGCTTGTTACTTGGCTTGCGGGTTATCTATAGCTGTATTTAAACGCTCTTGGAACAACTATTTATCAAGTATTGAAATATTCAATACTTCATTTTTTAATGCGACGAATAGTGCTGAATTGACACTTTCCAATTGAGCAAACATTAATTTAATTAATCATCCGCAACGCTGTTTAACACCAAGGGCTTCGCCCTTGTCATCCCACTCTTGCCGCCGAGGGCTCGGGAGCGCGGGAGGGAAAAGCGCTCCCGCACTCACGAGCGGAGGCTGTTTCGGTTCGTGCAGGGTCAAGGGTGCGCTCCGCCCGTGCTTCCGTTCGCCGGATCGGTGAAGCGTGATCCGACGAGCCGGGAGCGCGGCCCTGGACCTCTTCGGCCTCGCGCTCAGCCTGATAACGCTCAGCGACATAGCGACGCAGCTCGACGAGGGACCGGTGTTTCGTTGGCTCGCCACCGTCCAACGGAATGAACAGAGGAACATCGCGGCGATAGGTGACGTGCCCGTACAGCTCCCCGCCTACGGTCAGCTCCCGACCGATCTCATGCCAGTTCGGGTCCGCGATACGAACCTGCATCCGCTTGCGCCCTACCCCACCAGTTCGAACGGTTCGTGAATCGGTACGTAGGGCGTTGGCTTGCCCGAGTCGTAGATAACGCTCCACCACTTCGCGGGGCGGTCGGGTGGCGTGTGCTTCTCGCAGATAAAGGCCGGTTCCACTTTCCACTCCGAGAGCAGAGGCTTCCAGATTCCACCGACGCAGCCCATTTGCAGCGTGCGAATCGGCCGCGCATATGCGGGGCGGCATTGGGCGCATGGTGTGGACCGGGAGGGAGCGGGTTTCGCCATTTCGCGCCTGGACCAGCAGACAGAGCAGTCGCAGTCCTGGGCATGCGGAAGGCGTTGATAGCTGGCTGGCTTCTGCATGGGTCATCCCCTCCCCTGGCTTCCCGTAGACGGCGCGGATCATGCGGAGCGCTCCTGTTCATTGGTGCTGGGCGCAACCTGGGCGAAGGACGCTTCCAGGCGGATGATGATTTCGGCGTTCAGGGAGCGGCGTGCAGCCCAAGCGGACTGCTCGACCTGGGCGCGGAGTGCAGCAGGCATGCGCAGCTTGAATTGCTGGTCAGTGCGGCTCATTGGTTTACCCCCGGAAAACGCACCAGACGGGTTTTGCCCAGCTTCACGCTCTCGACCGCGCCAGTCCTAACCCAAGCAGCAACCGTCTCCACGGACACACCGGCCAGAGCGGCGAATGCGGCTTGCGTATAGAAAGGAGGATTCATGCGGTCCACTCCTGTTCCAGCAGCCAGTGACGGAGCATTGCGCTGTTGACCATGCGCCGCTTGCCGAGCTTTACGGTCGGTATCACACCGCGCGTTGCCCAGGCACGGGCCATACCGGCACTGATGCCATTACGGTCAGCCCAGCATTCGACGGTTTCCACGTCCTGCTGTGGGCCAATCAGCTTCGAAGGTTCCAGCTCTTCCAGTTCCATG